ACGAGTACGCTGAACAAACTCAACATTACAACTATCTATAATTTCAAAGTCTGACATAATCACTTCCCCTTACTGTCACGAAAATAGGCAACATTCTTGATACTAGAACCTAATAAAGAACCGCCAGACATACCCTTAGCTTTCCTATGAGCAATACGCTGACGCATAACAAAGTCAGTACCCTGAGGGTAATGAATATGCTTCTCAATATACTTGATCAAAGAATTAGCCTCAACCTTTCGACCACTACTAAAGATAAAGACATAGTAATCCTTACCGTCTTTGTTTACAATTTCCCATCGCATAATACGACCAAAATCGTCTACCCTATTACTTACAGATAGACCTACCATTTTCTCACACTTATCAGACATATCAGACATTTACTATTCCCTTTCTAGTGTTTAGGCAATAAATAACATTATCAATATATAAGCCAATACGCGCAAATTGACCGACACAATCGTCGGTCAATTCCTTACGCAATACCTTAGCATTTGTGTTTGGTATATCTTCCACAAAAAACACACTATCATAGGGAAAAACGCAAGGAAAACCAAACAAGTTATTTGTTTTTTGACCCGGAGAATTATTGGGAAAATAAAAGGAATTACATTCTAACGTTAGAGAGTTAGAAAAAAGCTCTAACGTTAGGGACTTCTAACGTTAGGAGGTTATTAGATTACGAAATAGATTGGAACTAAATATAAAGCTTTACCTAAAGGAACACCACAGAATCCTTATACTAATTTTAACAGAAATTTAGTATATATTCCGGGCGATATTTCATACTTTAGATTTTTTCGGATTTCCTAGTCAATTTTGTCTTCAATAGTAGCATTGTCTACTATCCAATCAATAAGCTTACCCTTATATTCATAACGACCTAAATGCATTAATTCAATAGAAGGATCGACCCAAACTTGGCCGCCAATCTTTTGCCAATATCTACCAAATCCGTAATCTTCTGATAAGAATCTTCCATCTTCATCTACATAACTATTGAATAGGGCATAGGAATTATCTCTTTCTGTACCTTGTAGAGCACCAGTATCATCTTTATACTTTAACTCTGGATACGCCTCAAATAGTTTTTCAAAGACAGACCGTTTAATCAACATGAATCCTGTTCCAGCATCATGAATTGAAATAGCACCATTATCCATTGTTACCTTATTGCTATCTTTAGTTGTAGCATTAATAACAAACCTTGTGCTTTTTTCTGCAATCTTATCTTTTTCACAATTATCGTTAACAAGTTTAATGACTTTATCCCAAAGAATTTCTTTAATTGGATAAGCGCCTGTTACAATTTCTTTATCGTGCCATAGCATCTTTAGAATATCTTCATAGTTATATCCAAGGTCAACATCAATAAAAAGAAGGTGTGTAAAGTTTTCATTAGCCATAAACTTAGCAACAAGTTGGTTTCTAGCTCTAGAAATTAATGAATCACTTAGTGTACTAATACCAAACTTCATGCCATACTCTTTAAAGGCAACAACTGCCTTTATGGTAGACATTAAAAAAGGCTCAGTCACTTGCCTATCGTAACAAGGAAGACAAATCAATGGATGCCAAGATTCAACTTGTTCAGATGTAATTTCAATATTTTGTGGTACAGTTTCAAGCATAGAAAGATTATAGCAAAAAAAAAGCCCTACGGTGTCTAAACCGTAGGGCTTTTGGATATTTTTTATTTACTTAAAAATTACTTAACAGATACTTTAGTAGCATTTGTTTTGATGGACTTTATTTCGGATGATTTTACGCCCGATTCAATGATATTTGAATCAGTCATTTCATTCTTTGAAGCCTTGAAATACAACTTCTCTTCTTGTGCATCAAAACGAATAACAACCTTGAAATTCATTTTCTTAGCCTGAGCACGAATACGCTGTTGCATTGAATTGTATGCCTTTCCTGCTGTAATTCCAGTAAGGGCAAACTTATCATTGTTTTCTGCTGAGGCAATCAAAGCATCAATGATTTGGTTTAGTTCATTGCTAACACGACCAGAACGAGTAAGTTCGGGGAATGTATCAACTTTTGACAGGTTAAACATTTGATTCTCTTTTCTATTGGTTATGGGCTAGTCGCCCTTGACAGATATGACTATAACACAGGATTTTCAGCAAGGAGCCAGAAAAATTAAAAATCTTATTTGTTTCAAAAAAAAGATTAATTCTTGCTCTTATTCGTATTAGATACTTGAGGTTGTGCACTACTAGCATTTGCAGTCAATTCGTTCACAGTTTTCTCAAGCTTTGCGATATACAATTTAGCAACATTTAATTCCAAATTATATGCAGCTACCTGCGAATTAAGCGCGTTAATAAGTTCATTCATATCTATATTTAATTGATTACTCATATTGTTTCTATCCATCTTTCATTAGAGGCAAAATCTATGGCAGAGGAATTGTCCCCTGAAACGAATTCACCTAGATCTCTATTATACATTTTCACAGTGCCAGCATCTGGCTGATCCTCATCGTAATCCCAAACCTTATCGGGCGTTAGTATTTCTATTTCAATTTCGGCATCATAAGACATATGCTGCATACAATTGAATGTAGCCCCGGCTAAAGCGTCTGCTAAGTCTTTTGAACCACTATTAGGGTGATCAATCTTATTGTTATTAAACAATCTTAATTTAAGCAATTCTTCTTCAACAAGGAGCTCATTCCAATAACCACGTAATCTAGTATCATAAATTGTTGTCATAAGAGTGTCATAGTCAGACTTTTTAACTGAATGGAAATCTGCATTAATATTTTGTGATCTTAATGATTGAATCATTTCAACAGATTGCCAGCGGTCAAATGTAACTAAACCTACATTGAATTTTCTACATAGATCAACAATCATTTGCCTAACAGAAGAGAAATTAATTTCTGCTCCAACTGATGCTTCCCAAGAATGAATTAAATCAACATTAACTACTGGTAAGTGTTCTGTACCAATAGATGTTTTGACTTCTTTAAACCCAGCTGAATGCACCATACAAAGAGCAGCCCTGTCTCTTTTCAAACCTAAGTCAATATGAATAAATCTTGTATAGCCATCTGTACTGTTAAACCAGGGTTTAAATGAGCCATCTTCTTCATCAATAGGGTCTTCAGCATAGTTAAATGCTTTTCTTACTAGATCAGCATCTCTAAAATATGCGTCTTCCATATTAGGCGGTTCACATTCAAATCGCGCCCTTGCTTCAATTGGATTTCTAATAAATTCCGATTCCAAATCGCTACGCTTAATCGTTGGATTAACTTCCCATGTTGCAGCTTTAATAAACCAGGTTTTAGGTTCTTTAGTCTTTTCAGCACCAAAATACCTTTGTTGAATAAAGTCACCTTTATATCTAGGGAATGACAATAGAATAACTTTACCTACTTCTGGGAATCTAGACATAACAGATAACTTACTCATGTTATAAATTGCTGATGCAGATCCTTTAGATCTAGTTTCTCCACGCAATTCAGCATCAGTTTTAAATGCTGAGATTTCGTCAAGGATTACACTTAACACTTCATAACCTTCCCAGCCTTCACTTTCAGAGTGACCTGAGAAACATCTAACAGGTCTAGAAAAGAAAAAGATTTCAGAAACCCTTGGTTCAAATCCTACTTCATTAAAGAATGGTGATGACAACAATAAGTTTTTCAAAGGCTCAAAGAAAACTCTTTGAGCTTGTTGCGCGTTAACAGCTAGGTTAAGCAAGTCAATATAAACACCATTTGCCTTGCCATAATAGCCAAGAGGATCTCTTAAGCAATGAAGAATATATGCCGTATACGCAATAGAGATTCTTGCACAGTGGTCTTTCCCTGACCCTTTACCTAACATACAAATAACTTCATTATCCGTATACTTCGTATACCATTCTTCGCCTTCTTTTTCGCCCATCAATTTTTGCAGCGTATGCTTCTTCAAAATTTGTGTAGAATGACGTACAATTTCCAACTGAATAGGAGACAATGGTGGAAGACCAAGATATTTTTTATCTTGAACAAATACCTCAATTGATACTGGTTCCATGCTAAGTTCTTCTTGTCTTAACAATCTATCAAAGTCTTTGAATTCCAAATTCATTCCTAGAAAGTCGGACATATTAAACCACCTTTAGTTGAAAACACTTTTACCTACCTTTATTAGAGCTTCATTTTGAAGCCTATTCAAATGTTTTTTAGAATATTGAATATAAATAATTCTATTCCTCAATGACTTCTGCGTCTTGAATATCTGGAGCAACATATGTTTCTGGATCTGAAGCGTCAGCAACATCACCATTCATTATCTCAAAAGCCAAAGACAATTCGCTTCTAACTTGCTCTGCAACATCTGGGTATTGTGAGATAACATCTCTTAAAATTTTTGATAAAATTTGGTTGACACTCTCTGCTTTTTGCATCCGGGCAATGTAGTCACTATCAGTAGAATTTGTCCCAGTCATTAACTTATGCAAGTTAGCTTTTTTAACAGCAATATCGGCAGCCAATTTCAAAGCCTGAATTCTTACAGCAACCATTCCATGATCAGTTGCGATTGAGACAGTCTCCCAC